ACAAACTGCGTGTCAAATTTAAAGCAAGAATCATGTATCATAACCTGAAATGTATCAGATACCCCTGGCACACTTGAAACATGTCTCACAAACTCGCGATTTTCATCATCGAGATAATCTCTATACATCGGGGTACGACCTAAAAATAACGTATTTTCGATAACACCATCTTTAATAATCATGGCGACCATCTCAAAGGCTTCCACTGCGGTGTCTGGACCCTTCATATACGGATTGTCAATATATTTAAGTGAAGGGACAGATGTTTTGTACAGGTCATACTTTTGTGGCACCCAATCGGCACGGCCTTTAAATGATATCATCACAACTCTGTTATTCGCCTGATCCATCCAATCCGCAAATGCGTTTTCGTTACGGTCCAAGTTTCCGTGTGCTGCATATCCTTTCCCAGGGAACAATTTAAGTGCTTCATCAGGAGTAGAGTAGTCGTACCCGTTATCCAATTGTTCGCCAAGAGGGGTTGTGGATGTAAATACAACAGATTCGTTTCGCAGATTTACATGATCAGTGTCAGTATACTCAGCAACTGTCGGTACTGGTATTTGACCAGCCCACGCGATCTTAGCACTACCGCCACCACTACCACTAATAGCAGATCGGACACCATCAATGGCACCAACAACACTGTTGTCTACATACCGTTTCACTGATCGCTGTGTTGGTATTTTGACAGGACTATCCGAAGACATGTCATCTTCTGAAATAACATAGTCCATGGTAGTAGCATCTGTACTGTCTAAAAGTTTTGAAAGTTCTCTTGATTTGCTCATAATTTATTCCTTAATTTATGTTAGTTCTAGTACACTAGCAAACGCATCAATCTCTGCTGATGTTGCTGTTGCACGTATAATATCGTTGGGCTCTAGGTTGATCGGTTTGTCAATACTCAATGTGGTATTTGGTGGCACGGGCACAGTATCTAATATTTTTCTCGTAGTTGCTGCACTGTTATCGAACACTTCTAATGTAATACTGACAGTGGCACTTAAATTTGTGTTAGCAAAAAATAATCCATGTATCACAGCCGCATTTAATGCCACGCCTGCTGTGTAAATCACAGTGGGTGTTATACCAACTGCGCAACTTGCATTCTTAAAACTACTTGCCATATCTTAACTCCCCAATGCAATCGCAAACGCAATTGCATCTCCTTCTGTCACGATCACTTGATTTTCCCATTTTCCACTTGTTGCGTTGTATATCATAGCTTGCCCGTCAACTGGGGTTGTGATGTTTACATCCTGTAATGTGTTAATCGATTTGTCAGTTAAACTGCCAAATGTTATCCATGATGTTCCGTTGTATCCTTCAAACAGACCCGTTTGATTATTGAATCGTATTTGGCCAGCGAATAATGATGCACTTCGTTGAATGGTCGTACCGCTTGGTACTTTAATACTTCCAGTAATATCAATATCTAAATCGCCATTACTAGTCGTTACTGTATTCAGTTGATGATTGAAATTAATTGCCATTGAATAATAATCCTGTGTATAATGTATTTATGCTGTTGACAATTAATAGGTTACACAAATAAAAACACCCGCCGAAGCAGGTGTTTTATTGTTACTTGTAGAACACTTGTTACATATTAACCGAAGCTAACAGTACCAGTTGTAGTGATCTTGTTCAAGTAGTCTGCTGCGTTACCCAAAGATGACGCTTGGTTGCTTAGTTCAACATAACCATAACGAGTCATGAAAGAAACTACTGGCTCAAACGTATTAGGATCTAATACTGTGCCAGAAGACATTAACGGAACGTATGGGCAATAGAATGCAGCGGCGTCAGCCTCTGAAGCACCCTTATAACCAACAAGAACGTCATCGTTTGCTGCATACTGGTTAACATAAACTTTGATACTGTTGTTCAAAGTACCTGCAAGTTTAGTGTTAGTAGGCGCATCGAATGTGCCTTCAGTAGTACGTGCAAATGCAGAAGTAGATGCAGACTGAAGAACAGTCAACATAGTTGGGCTTACAACTACCCAGTTACCTGCGCCACGACGGGTGCGGTTAGCAATTTCGTTTGCTGCACGGTTGATCTGAATTGCCAATGAAGCGTGAACATCACCAACGAAAGTAGGTGTGAAACCTGCTTTAGGTGCCCAATCGAAAGTCTGTGAAGCTGCACCTGCTAGAGTGTGCAAGCTACCAATAACTTCTTGGTCGATTTCAGCGGTGATTTCTTGTGCCAAAGCTGCCATGATCTCAGCTTCGATATCTAAACCGTGCTGTGATTGTGCGTCTTGTGCAGACTCAAATGTCCAACGTGCAGACAATTTACGAGTCTTAGCTTCAACAGTTTGCTTTAAGATTTGGATAGACATTTTCTTACCTGCTTCTGCTTCTAAAGTCGCAGTAGAGTTAGAACCTGAATAGCCAGATGCCATCTTGAATGGGCTCAATGCTTCTTCGCCCGCTGTTGCTGTTCCGCCATTCTCAGCGTAACGAACACGCAGAGTATGAATCTGACCAACTGGGCCAGTCATAGGCTGTACACCAACCAATTCGTTAGCAATAACTGTAGGCATTACACGGCGAATAACAGGTAGAATTACCTTATTCAGTGAAGCTACGTTACCTGCCATTGTACTACCAGATGCTGCATTCTCACGCAACATTGCTGATTTAGTGTTTTCCAACACTGATTCCATTACTTTTTTACGGTTACCGTTTAGGCCATCGGTTAGAGCACCTTTGGTCGCGGACCAGTTTTCAAATAGGTTTGCCATTTTTTGTATTCTCCTATTAGCCTATTCCAGCTAATTTTCTTAGATTGATTATATCGGCTGATCCTTCAGTCTGCGACTGGGACTTTGAAGCTCTATCACCGCTAACAGTTCTGCTACTCTCGGTGAGCCTTGCCTTATTTTGTGGAACTTTTACTTCACCACTTTCGCGCAATACGCTAGGTAGGTATTTGTCGAATGCTCTTCGTAGATTTTCTGTTTTAACAGATTCTAGTAAATCATTCATAATTCCTCGTTGTTCCTTACCCAAAGGTGAAAGCATTTCAGAAATTATTGCATTGCGCGAAGATTTGTCACTAATGACGCGTGCTTGACGTTTTGCTTCCATAATTTGCTTATCTTTTGTAGTAAGTTTTACCTGTGCCTCGTCCAATTTCGCAGTAACTTCTGCAATCTTTCGCGACATTCTTGATACTTGAGTACCCTCTGACAATGTGCTTGTTAGAAACTCTGCTGCAAATGTTTCAAAAATCTTGCGACCGAAATTATTTTCTTTAGCAGTTTGAATGTCTTCTTTAAGAGTAGTTAATTCACCCTTAATTGTACTTTCAATGATTTTTTCAACTTTCTTAGCTGCATTCTTAATGAATGACTGTTTCGCTTCAGCGATTGCCTTTTTACCCTCTTTTGCCAATTTGACTTTCTGTTCAACTAGTGAACGTTTGTCATCATGGAATTCGTTTAGCTCTTTTGATAATTGGCCAAGAACGAATTCTTCCAATTTAACAAAATTACCTTTCTGTGACTTTCGGTCCTCTCTGAGTTCTGTAATTTCCTTGTGTAAAGTCTGTGTGATGAATTTGTCAAGAACTTTAGCATGTTCCTTGATAGCCTTTTTATAGCCAACACGGTCTTCCGCTAGTTTGTTCTTATCTTGTGCAAATTCAGTCAATTCAGCAGATATTACATCTGAAAGCATAGCATCCATAGCCTCAACGATCTGGGCTTTATCATTCTCATATCGACTAGCAAATTCTTCTCTCAATTCAGCAGTGATGTCATCACGTGCTTCAGCTAATCTCGCGTTCCATGCTTCGGAAATGCTTGTTTTTACATCTTCAGACAGTACCTCGGAGCCGAGAATTTTTTCAATTGTATTTTGAGCCATTTAATCTCTCCCTTATTCCTTAACGCAACTTGTTAATAAAATTAACAAGCTCATTCTGGAGGTACTTTTGTGCGCTTGGGTCATGTTTTACCGCAGTGGCTACATCCCAAATAGTTGATCCACGTCTGTGATTCATTATTTGTTCATATATTGGATCTGGATACGCATCTGGAGCACTTGGATTAGCAACGATATCAACCGTTATAATCTCAAAACCCGATACATTACCCGAATCGTCTACGTTGCCGCTGCCTCTTGAACTGACACCTAACTTAACACCACTTTCGAGTAGTGTTTTACATATATTGCCCATCGGTGTAGGCAACATTTTTAATTTGCCGATTCCATCATTTCCTCTCATGCTCATCTCAGTAATCATATGAGATACTCGGTCAAGGTTAATGTTTAAATCGTCTGGGTGGTCTGCTTCACCTAACACGCTGTATCCACCTTGTATTTTCTCTTGTAGCGATTTTACAGCTTGAGAGATTTCATTAACTGGATACACACGTTGGTTTTGGTTTTTCACACCGCCTTGGATGAAAATGCCGTTCAT